TATGTTCTTACAAACTGCACAAAGTCCTGCTATTGCACCATTTGTTAAGATTTCTAAACTTGTAAGTGAACTAGCCTATAGCTTAGACTTAGACCCTGATGAAATACTCAATGACCCTGAGGAAGCTGCTATAATGGCTCAAATAATAGGAATGCAAAATGCTGGACAAACAAATAGCGAGGAAGCTCAACCCCTTGGTCAACAACAGGGAGCAATGGGAGGTCCTGCAGGAACACCTGTCGAACCTCAAGAACTTGGCGTTACAGGAACTGGCGGTGGCAACATCGGAACAGGAAATGTACCGGTTGCAGGGGAGGCTTCGTTTAGTGGGAATGTTGGAGCAGCTCCCGTTGGAGGTTAAAGAAGCACTAACTAGGAGAGACTAATGAAATACATGGAAGAAATACACAAACGATTAGGAATGAACAAGGGAGGGTTTCCTGATTTAAATAAAGATGGAAAAACTACATATGCGGATGTCCTCATAGGTAGAGGTGTAAGAGAACAAAAACAAGAAGGTGGTGAAATGTTATCCATAGATGACCAAATGCAAACTGCAATGGGTATGGAAACAGAAATGGTTCCAGATGAACAAATGGAAAACCAATATATGAATTTTATTTTGGAAGAAGCATTAACAGAGGAAGAAGAAAATATGCTTATGTCCAAACTTGAACAAGATGAAGAGCTAGAAATGCTTTTTGATAAAGTATTAGATGTAGCTCAAGAATTTGCTGGGTCTGGTCCTGTAGAAGGTCCGGGTTCAGGAGTCTCCGATTCGATACCTGCTAGGTTATCTGATGGAGAATTTGTCTTTACAGCAAAAGCAACTGAAACTCTAGGGTCTGATAATTTACAGGCTATGATGGATGATGCTGAAAGAGTTGCTGATGAAAGACAAAAAGCATATACGGGCGGTATAATGGATGCAGAGGATGAAGTCAACCTCGCTGCTGCAAAAGGGGATGCTGTCATACGGGATAATGATTTTCAACCCGAAAGAGATGACATGGTTCCTGATGAAATAAAGCGAAGAATGATGGACCCTTTGACTCAAGATAAATATGTCCGTAGTTAGTAGAGCCACCCTATTAGCGTAGGCACTCTACATTTTATATAAACCGAAAGGCTACCTTTACAATACAAGCCCTCTAGTCGACATAGAGCTACCTTGTAAACAAAGCCCCAATTAGGAGAAAGAATATGACTAATGAAGTCCAAAACGAGGAAAAGCCAAATCCTTACAACGCTAAAAAAGATTGGCACGATGTAGAAGATACGCCTTTAACATCATCAAATGAGATGTATTTTGAAGAGCCTTCTGAAAAAAACAAATTGTTTAATACTACAGATATTACTGAAGCAGAAGACAATGTTAATACAGAAGCATTGGAAGTAGAAGAGGATAAACCTTACAAACGACCAAACTACAAAAAACGATATGATGATTTAAAGAAGCATTATGATATTAAACTTAATGAGTTTAAAGTCAGAGAGCAAGAGCTTATAACTGAAGCTACTAAAAATAGAACTGAATATAAAGCTCCTAAGTCTCCTGAAGAACTAGAACAATTTAAGAATGATTATCCTGATGTATACGAAGTTGTAGAAACTGTTGCTCATCTACAAAGTGAGTCCAAAGCAAAAGTTCTAGAAGAACGCCTTGGTAAACTCCAAGAAAGAGAGAAAAAGTTAATGCGACAAAGTGCAGAAAAAAGGCTAAATGAAAGACATCCTGATTTTGAAGATATCAGAAATAGCGATGACTTTCATACATGGGCAAAAGAACAACCTGATTCTATTAAGAATTGGATATATTCAAATGCTAATGATGCCGATTTAGCTTCTCGTGCTATAGATTTATTTAAGCGAGATAAAGGAATTGATTTACCTAAACAGACTAAGTCATCTTCAAGGACCAAAGGCAATGCTGCTGATATGGTTTCTACTAAAACTACAAGTGTAGAACCAAAGCAAGAAAAAGTCTGGTCCGAAAGGGAGATTGCTGCTATGAGTATGGCAGAATTTGATAAGTATGAAAAAGACATATCAGATGCTATGCAAGATGGCAGAATCGTAAGATAAACTATTTAACTGTAAAAGGAGTGTATCATGGCTCAATATTTTGAACCCTCAACTGATACTAATGCGAACTTTGCTAACTCTGTAAGTGGACAGGCTAATAGTTTCTTCCTACCTTCCGTTTATTCTAAAAAGGTTTTAAACTTCTTTAGGAAAGCCTCGGTAGCAGAAGCTATTACAAACACCGATTATACTGGTGAAATATCTGCTTTCGGAGATTCAGTAAAGATTATTAAAGAACCAGTTATCTCTGTGTCTGATTACACAAGAGGTAGCGACACATCGCAAACAATGCTTACAGACCAAGAATTAACTCTTGTTGTTGATAGTGCTAAAGCTTTCAAATTCATCGTAGATGATATTGAAACTAACATGTCACATGTTAACTTCAAAGAAGTTGCTTCTTCAAGTGCTGCATATGCTCTTAAAGATTCATATGATGCTGCTGTTATTGCTAAAATGTTTGCAGGACTATCAGCTAGTTCACCTGACCATATTATAGGTTCAGATAGTGCAACTGCGGATGCTACAATGGCACACGCAACTAACTCTGTCGACCTATTAGGTTCAGATGGAACTGGTGTAGATGCTCTAGATTTAATGTCTAGAATGGCAAGAAAACTTGATGAACAAAATGTTCCTGAAGAAGGAAGATGGTTCCTAGCTGGACCAGATTTCTACGAAGAACTAGGTAAGTCAGGTTCAAAGTTATTGTCAGTAGACTTTAATGCTGGTCAAGGTTCTATTAGGAATGGATTAGTTTCAAGTGGAAAACTAAGAGGATTCGATATGTACAAATCTAACAATATCGCTGCAACATCAAATGCAACTGGTAAAGTTTTATGTGGACATATGAGTTCAACTGCAACTGCTAACACAATTCTTTCAACAGAAGTGTTGAGAGACCCATCATCTTTTGGTGATATTGTGAGAGGTCTTCATGTTTATGGCTGTAAAGTCTTAAGAGAAGAAGCTCTAGTAGGTGCATTCTATGTTATCGACTAATAACAATTCGGAGGGGTCTTCGGACCCTTCCACTTTTTAAGGAGTAAAAATGGATTACGGAAAAAAAAGAAAACCAATGAAGCACGGAGGAAAGCATCGTAAACCTATGGGTGGCGGTGGATATTCCATGAACACAAAAAGAAAAATGTATAAACATGGTGGAAAAGCCATGGAAACAGCAAAACCTTGTTAAGGAAATATAAATGGCTACTACATACTTAGGTTTAACAAATGAAGTTTTAAGAGAGTTAAATGAAATACCTTTAACTTCTGCAAATTTTGGTAATGCAGTAGGATTACAACAGTTTGTAAAAGATGCAGTTAATAAAGCTATATTTGATATAGCAAATGAAGAACCTCAACTACCTTTTTTTGCTACAGCAGTTAGTGGTGGAACTGACCCATTTTATGGAAATGTTACAGTAGCTACAACAGCCGGAACAAGATGGTATACAATTAAATCTGGAAGTTCAAGTATAACTACAGATTATTCAACAGTAGATTGGGATGATTTTTATTTAACAACAATTAATGTGTCTGGAGAAACATCTCCATATGTCTCTAAAGGATTAAAGTTTTTAACACTAGCTGATTGGCGTAGATATTCTAGAGACAATGAAAATGCAGATGATGCAGAAGGCTCTGATGCTAAACATGGAGAACCTATTTATGTTATTAAAAGTCCAGACAATAGAAAATTTGGATTAAGTCCAATACCAGATAAAGTGTATAATGTTCATTTCTATGCATTTGACAAACCTACAGCTTTATCAGCTCATGGTGATACAATGGTGTTACCAGAACAATATAGTAATGTTGTTACAGCTAGAGTAAGATATTATGTTTGGCAATTTAAAGAAAGTCCACAACAAGCTGCATTTGCATTAGATGATTATAAAAAAGGAATGAAACATATGAAATCTGTTTTACTTAATCCTCAACCTAAGTACATGACAGATGATAGGGTATACTTTTAATTATGGCTAGAGCACAACCATATACAGTAGCATGTGAAGGAGGTTTAGTAACAGCATCAAACCAAATTGATTTATTAAGAAACCCCGGAGTAGCTACAGACTTACAAAATTTTGAAGTATCTGTAGAAGGTGGTTATAGAAGAATAAATGGATATACAAAGTTTGGTGGTGCTAGTGCAGTTAAACCTACTGGAGGAGAAGCTAGAATACTAGGTGTTGTTCCTTATGGTGATGGTGTAATAACTTGTGCAGGTACAAGTATTTATTTTAGTCTTGATGGAATAACTTGGATAGAAATAAATAGAAGTTCTGTATCTAGTAGTGGAGATAACTTTGCTACTTTTACAGGTAGGAGTGTACTAACAAGAACTAATCAAGGACAAGTACAGTTTACTTTATTTGAAGGTGCTGCATTCCAATATGGACAAATAATTATAGCAGATGGAGCTAATAAACCTTATTTGTTTAGAATGGAAGGTTCAGGTGCTTTATCATCTAGAACATTTTTTGCAGAAGAAATAACTGTAACTGGTACTAAAGGTGTAAGTTTTATAACTCATCACGATAGACATTTAATATGTGGTGGAGTAGAAGATAATTTAAGTACTGTATATTATAGTGCATTATTAGACCCTACAGATTTTTCTGGTACAGGTTCAGGAGCAATTACTTTAACAGACCAAATTGTAGGTCTAGCATCATTCAGGGCTGACTTATTTATATTTTGTAAAAATAGTATACACAAACTTATAAATATAAATACGCCTAGTCAAACTGCAGTAGTACCTGTGGCGGAAAGTGTAGGATGTTTAAGTGGACATAGTATTCAAGAGATAGCTGGTGACTTAATATTTTTAGCACCAGATGGAATGAGAACAATCGCTGGTACAGCAAGAATTGGTGATATTGAGTTAGGAACTGTTAGTAAAAGAGTACAACCTTTATTTACAACTCTAGCTCAAAACATAAGTCAATTTGAAATATCTAGCGTAGTAATAAGAGAAAAGTCACAATATAGACTTTTTTATACAAATTTAAGTTTAGGTGAAAATGCTCAAAGAGGCATTATAGGAACTTTAAGACCCAATGGATTTGAGTGGTCTGAAATAAAAGGCTTAGAAGTTACAGCAGTAGGCTCTGACTTTGATGCTACAAAAGTAGAAAGATATTATCATGGTTCAAAAAGTGGCTTTATATATAACCATGATACAGGAGATACTTTTGATGGAACAGCAATAGCTGCAAGATATAAAACACCAGATTTTGATTATGGTGATTTAGGAACATTAAAGACT